CTAAATAACCTACTGACTTAGTTATCTTTTCTTGGTTCTCAAACTCACTTGTTGCTGGCATAATATGATTGAACCACTCAGGCTCTGGTATATCCATAAGGTCAAAGGAATAGATACCAAGTGGAGTAGAGTTAATGTAGAAGGGAATGAGATCGCGCTCAGCGCTCTGTGTTATGAGCTTGCGATACTTCATCTCCTCTATGAGCAGGGTTGGGTAGTGGGTGTGGCGGCACTTGAGTTCTATATAGTGCGCTGCTTGCTCACTAATACAGTCGAAGGAGTCGTAGATACCAGGACTCTTAATAAGATCTGGATATAAGTCCTGCTTTAAATAGTCAAAGAGTTCTGCTTCTATCATCTAAACGGACTGTCCCCACCTAGCAAGTTCTGCAGTTTACGAAGTGAATTAGCACAACGCCTATCGGCGGTAGATAAAGCGCAACCATATGCTTCAGCTATCTGCTGGAGGGTAAGACCCTCGTGGTGTCTAAGCAGTAACAAGTCCTTATCGGACTGGTCTAACTTCAGGTAAGACTTCTTAATATCTATTAGGGTTGCAAGTAAGTTGCCACCTTCTGATGGTGATGATGAGCCGCGTGGTTGTCCATCTTGAATCATATCTTGTATCTGTTCTAGCACTGTGCCATCAACTACTGAAGCGATAACGAATGGTAGTAGCTGGCCCAAGGTGGCAGACTCGTAGTAAGTTTCATCTGTTACTGAGTAGCCAGACTTCTCAGCCTTCTGTCTGCGAGCGTAGCGCTCAGCTACCCTACGCATTTGCCAAGCGATACGTTGCAGGTTATGTTTGTATTGTTCGATATCTTCTTCGGCTAACTGCTCGTTGATATAGTAAGCACGAGAAGTAGCCCACACATAGCACTCTTGTGCCAGGTCTGCCTTCTCTATAAAGTTCTTGTAGCGGCGATGGATACTATTAGTAACGGAAGGAACTAAGTCATATACCGCAGGGTCTAGTTCAGTCACAGTCAGGTAGCACCAAATCTATAGTGTGTTGGATGTTTAATAGTTTGATAGCAAGGAAGTCTAGGTAGTTGCTAGCGTCAGCTATCTCCTCTAGTAATTCTCTGATGGTATCTGAAGTAGTAAAGGACTCGAACTTCTGTCCACTTGCTAGCGCATATTGATCGTGTCCTACATTCTTAACACGACCCGCACGTAGCGAAGCGAAGGATTCTATAAACGATACAAGGTCATCGGTATTGACACCGAGAGATCTATAACCTACTACTGCAGCGTGGTCTGCTAACGGACTGCTGGCAGGGTTACCACGAACTGCTTGTGAACCTGGTCTACGCTCAGCACTATGAAGCCACTCTCTATCAAAATTGTCAGGGCTAGTTCCATTTCCTCGCTCATTCATTAGACTCTCCTATCAGCAGGTTACGGGTAGCCTCTACACCATTGGCTAGGTAGTAGTCATTGATATCCATATTAGGTGGTAGTGTAACAATAGTTGAGTTCATCACCTCGTTTGCGACACGCTTAGCGAACTCAGCTCCTGGGTTAGAGCCATCCTCTTTAACATCGTTATCTCCTACTACATATACAGTTTCATAGCCACTAAATAACTTAGGAAAGTGTGTCTTCCAAGCAGCCACTCCTGGCACTCCAACTGCTGGTATACCTAGAACTCCTGAAGTAATGACCGCGTCCAGCTCACCTTCAGTAATAACAATATGCTTGCTGCTAATAGTAATATCTTTGACGTTATATAGGTGTGCCTTCTGGCCCGTAGGACTACCATACTTAGGCTTGCCATCATCAAGGCGCCTGAACTTAAAGCCAACACAAGACCCATTGACTGTTATGTATGGGATAGATATCCATCCTTCATACATCTCGTGTCCATTGATAGGGTCAACGATAGTTCCTATCTGGTAATCAGTTGCTACTAACTCAGAGATCCCACGTTCTGCGAGTGCGACTAGAGTTTCGGGAGTTATTTGTCGTGCGTATCGTTGCGCCGCTTCCTGCAGCAATTTCGACTGCGCGTTTAAGCCCATCTTTAAACTCCATATTCTCTAATAAACAAACCAAGTTGACTGCGTTGCCACCCTTACCGCAGGTATGACAGTAATAGAGATTATCTATTGTGTTGATTACTGCGCTACGCCTGCTGTCGTTGTGCAATACACAACGCACCGAGCTGGACTTACCTTCTCTTACTTCCCCACCAAATGCTAGGACTATTGGCCCTATGGGGATTGTGTTTGCATCGGTGGCACCACTGAACCTTTTCTTACGATCAACCCTGGACCAACCTTGTGCTGACACACGCACCCCTTATCCTCGCATTGGTAGTGTAAGTCTGTGGCCTTATCGTAGTAGCCTTCGGTGTTTAATACACCGCCTACTAGGCAGTCGTGGCAAATCATTTTGGAACAGCTTTGTTTTTAGGTTCCTTCCAATTAGTTATCAGTTCAGCAACATCAACTGCCACTTGTTCTGCGTAACCACCCTTCATAATCATATCTGCTATCTTCTCTATTAACTTTACTGGATAACCTTTAATGTCAATAGTTTTTTCTTCAATCAACTCAAGTTCTTCAACTATCGGTGTTACTTCTTCCGGTGTTGCTACCCAAGTTTGCGTGCTAGTGATAGCACCTTCTGGTGTTGCCATTATTCTTTCTCCTTTAACCATTGTTTAAGATCTTGGATTACCCAAGCGTTCTCTATGCCAGCGTTGCGGCGCTTGACTACAACGTAATGCAGTGGCACTTCCCCAATACCACGAGCATTAGCATAGTTAAGCGCCTCAACTTCTGCTTCTCTCCAGAACTCAGGCAAGGAAAGCGTTGCCCTATTCTTGAGTTCAAGGATATAGGTCTTGCCAGCAATGACAACAACCATATCTCCTTCATCCTTACTGCCCGCTTTAGTTAAGCGTTCAGCTAGGACACCTGCTTTACGGAGCCACTTCATAACATCTGTTTCAAAGATGCTACCTTTGACTCGGTTGTATTTACTTGCCAAGTAATTTCACCGCGCTCACTTCTTCTTGCTCCTAATAATATTGATGGCTACTGCCATACCCCTGTTAAGGCCACGCTCATAGTCATCTTCAGGATAGTCAATACAATCTTCTATCTCTTTAATGATCTTGTCTCTAATGCTACGCTCTATCCACTCAAACATTATTCCCCGCCATTGCTTGGTGTCTATACATTCTGCCATAAGCATCAGCATCGCTTATCTGACAAGCGCCATAGTTAGTAAAGAGTCCAGCATAATCTTTACCATCAGCACCGTGTGGTCCAAAACGATTCTTAACTACAGCAACTCTTAGTATGTGTTCTTGTGGGTCATAGCCCAGGGTAAGTATCAGCGCCGGTAATTGACTTACCTTACCGTGAATAGCACGACGTGCAGGTGGGTTAATGGTAGAACCATACTCACTCTGCTCTGATACGTGGTGCAATACCAGCACACACGCTTCAGTCTTACGTGCCATATCGTGTAGCTCCATCATAATTGCACGAAGGCCAGCCCACTCATTATCAGTTTCAGCAACTACATTCATTAAGTTATCTATGACTATCAACTCTGGTGCCTCACCATATAGTTCTACATACGCCCGAATCTCAAGTTCAAGGTCATCTATTGAAGGTGATGAATCAAAGACCCACTTAATGTTATTTAATCTTGGTAGGTGCTGATCGTAATAATGAGTGTTGCCAGCTAGGTTGCCTTCAACCAACACCTGAGAATGTCCTGACAAGTGCGCTGCCGCTCTCATCATAACCGTAGTTGTGTCAGTATCAGCAGAGAAGAATAACGTAGGCACATTTGCTCTGATTGCATATATCAATGCGAACATTGACTTACCAGCGTTAGGTGCTGCTGCAACCATACATACTTGCCCACGTCGAAACTTGATTTGCTTATTTGCTAAGGCTCTCCATACATCAGGTAGCGGTGTTGCTTTGGTAAGGACACCACTCCAAGCTCTGGATAAATCAAGCAACGTTTCTTCTCCTTATTGTTATATTA